TTGTTGATGAAGCATTAGTAGTCAGAGATTTTGTTAATGCATTAAACATTCAACAAGGACAAAAAGTTGGTAATCCTGGATACGGATCTACGATTTGGAGCTTTGTTTTTGAACCAAACGATGCACAAACTCAATTTAGACTCGAAGAAGAAATTCGCAGGATCGCTAATGGTGATCCTAGATTGATTATCAACACAGTAAAGAGTTACCCTCAAGAAAACGGTATACTACTTGAAGTAGAGTTAGCTATTGCACCGTTCAATAATGCCGAAATATTGAATGTTTTCTTTAATAGCTTAACCAATACAGCTACATTACAATAACAAAACCGTGGTTTTCCATTAAGATAAATACTTAAAAGAGAATAACTATGGCTACAAGTTCAAGACAATCAGCAATATTTGGTGTGCAAAATTGGCAGGCCATCTATCAAACCTTTCGTGAAGCAGACTTTAAAAGCTACGATTATGAAACCCTACGTAAGAGTTTCATTGACTATCTGCGTGTTTATTATCCTGAAACCTTTAATGATTATATTGAATCTAGTGAATTTATCGCATTACTAGACGTTATTGCGTTTATGGGCCAAGGTCTTGCGTTCCGCAATGACTTAAACACACGTGAGAACTTTATTGATACGGCTGAACGTAGAGACAGTGTTATCAAATTAGCTAACTTGGTTAGCTACAATCCAAAAAGAAACATAGCAGGTCAAGGTTATCTTAAAGTTACTAGTATTAGTACGACTGAGAATATCACGGACATTAATGGTATCAATTTAAGTAACCAAACAATTCTTTGGAATGACCCTGCAAATTCTAATTTTTTAGAACAGTTCAACACAATTATTAATAGCACATTAATCAACAGTCAACGTGTTGGCCGCCCCGGCAATAGTCAAGATTTATTAGGTGTAAAGACAGACGAATATAGTATTAACATTCCCCCTGCTAGTTTGCCTATCGTACCATTTACTAGCACAGTAGATACAATTAATATGAATTTTGAATTAGTTAGTGCAACTAGCTTAGACGAAGATTACATTTATGAGATTCCACCTGCACCAAGTGGTAAAATGAATATGATGTACCGTAACGATAGATTAGGTTACGGTAGCCCAAATACAGGGTTCTTCTTTTATTTTAAACAGGGAACATTACAAAGTTATGATTTTAATTTAGAACAACAAATTAGTAATCAAGTAGTTGATATTGATATTCAAGGTGTCAACAACACCGATACTTGGTTATATCAACTAAGTGCTAGCAATGGTAGTAGAACACTTTGGAGATTGGTAGACAGCGTATATGCAAATGCTAATTTGCAAACTGAAACTAGTTTTAAGAAAGTGTTTTCAGTTGTATCCAGATTCAACGACCAAGTTAGTTATACTTTCGGTGATGGAGTATTTTCCGAAGCACCAGTTGGAGCATTTAGAGCATATGTTCGTGCAGGTAATGCATTGACATATACTATTGATCCAACTGAAATGCAAGGGATTCAAGTAACAATACAGTATATTAGCAGAGCAGGACGAACAGAAGCACTCACTATAGGATTAGCATTACAAACACCAGCTTCAACAGCGCAAGCCAGAGAAACATTAGCAAACATTAAACTACGTGCTCCTGCTCGATATTATACACAGAACAGAATGGTTAATGGTGAAGATTATACAAATTTCCCATATACATTATACAGTTCAATTATTAAAAGTGCCGCTATTAATCGCAGTTCTATTGGCGTGTCTAAAAACTTAGACCTACTTGATCCTACAGGAAAATACTCCAGCACGAATTCATTTGCAAGTGACGGTGGATTATATCAAAATAGTGATAACGGTAATTTGTTATTGACTATTACCAACACCGGCGATATTATTAAATTCTTAACTGATAACTTAGCATTAGCGTTAGCTGATAATAGAGCAAAACAATATTATCTACAGAATTACCCACGCTATGATATTGATACAGCTTCAGGCGATGGCACAGTATATTGGAACACAAGTACTGTGGACGCAAATAGCATCACTGGTTATTTTTATAACATTGATGGTTCAGCAAACACACCTATTGCAACTGGAACGTATAACACTCATAATATGAAGTATGTAACTAAGAGTGCATTAATTAAAGTCACTGCACCAAACGGCGCATACTTTGATAATAACAATCGATTAGTGTATGGTATTGCAAGTGCAAGCGACACTACATATTTTTGGACTACTGTATTAAATGTTATCGGTGATGGTTATAATAACGGTGAAGGTAATTTCAGCAACGGCTCAGGTCCAGTCACACTAAACGGATATATTCCCACTGGAGCAATTATCACACAGGTTATACCATCATTTGGTAACAAACTTCCTACAGCAGTTATTGATGAATGTGTTATCAGAATGGAATTAAATCAAAGTTTCAGTTTGATATTTAACAACTCATTATTGATTACACAAGATCGTTGGTCAATCGATGCATACAATGCTACTGGGTGGTTTGTAAACTTTAATAGTGTAGGTAACAACAGATATCAAATTGCATATAGATCGTTACGTTATTACTTTGGTAGTGTTGCAGATACACGCTTTTGGTATGAGAGTGGTAAACTTGTATATGACCCATTTACTGGTAAAATCTTAGCAGATTTTATTAAAGTATTACCTTCGAACACACAACCAAATAGTAATGCACCATTATCAAGACCGGTACAAATGAATGTAATTGGACAAACTGTTGAGAGTGATGGCTATGTAAATGATTTTGAAGTTGAAGTAGCAAGTATAGATATAAATAACAATGAAATTGTTGTTGATCCTGATTTCTTTCAAACAGTAACCGGGTATGTAACTGGTTCAAGTAATACAGGTATCTATACATTCTTTGAATTAATTGAAGATGCTGTTAATTTATCACGCTACCAATTAATTGCCACAAGTGATATAATATATCAGTACCCAACATTGACCAATATTGAAGTAATTAAATATGAATATCCATTAGGTCAAGTATTCTATGCATATAGTGAAAATGTATTTTACACGACTGTACAAGATACAAGTGTAACAACACCTTATTACATAGTAGTTGAACAACCACAATATAGTATGCAGCCTGGAAGACAAGCAATATTGTATCAATACAGACATAACAGTAACAACACAACACGTATTGATCCTGCAACTACAAACATTATTGATTTATATTTGGTAACACAGGCTTACTATACTGCTTACACAAATTGGATACAAGATACTACTGGTACTGTGATTAAACCAGATGTGCCTACAATTAATGAATTACAGCAAGCATATGGTAATTTAGATGAGTATAAAATGCTAACGGATAGTATTATACCAAATAGTGTTCGCTTTCTTCCTTTATTTGGAACAAAAGCTCCTGCACAATTGCAAGGCACAGTTAAAGTAATTAAATCACAAGCAACAAATGCAAGTGATAGCGAAATACGTAGCGCAGTATTATCTGCAATGAATAGTTATTTCAATATCAACAACTGGGGCTTTGGGGATACATTCTATTTCAGTGAATTGAGTGCATATTTACACGCACAACTAGGAGACCTTGTAAGTTCAGTTGTACTTGTACCAAATGATCCAACGATGAGCTTTGGTGATTTGTATGAAATCAAATCTGCACCTTATGAAATTTTTGTTAATGGTGCAACTGCGAGTGATGTAGTAGTGATTGCGGCTTTAACTCCAGTACAATTACAAATAAGATAAGTATATAACAACCAGAGAGTTATAATGGCAGCACGAATTAGAACATTAAATTTTTTACCAGATATATTTCAGACACCTACTAATAGTCAATTTTTAGGTGCAACGCTGGATCAAATTGTTGACCAACCCAATACGATGAGAATCGAGGGGTATATTGGCAGTAAATTTGGTTATGGCATTAATGCCAAAGATAATTATGTAGTTGAACCTACAAAAGTTCGCAGAGATTACCAACTAGACCCGGGCGTTGTATTCACAAAAACAAATACAAATACTGCAAAAGATTTTATTAGCTATCCTGGTATCATAGATGCATTAAAATTAGAAGGTGCGTTAACAGATAACAATGATAGATTATTTAACAGTGAATTTTATTCCTGGGATAGCTTTACTAACTTAGATAAAATAATTAACTTTAACCAATACTATTGGTTGCCAACAGGTGCACCATCTGTTAATATTTCCACAGATATTGTTTATACTGCTACAGACTATACTGTTAGAAGTTTACCTAATGGTTATAATATATCGAGTGACGTTAATCCTGGAGGCACAACTAATCCTACATTAACATTGATTCGTGGTGGCACATATACATTTACTGTAAATCAACCTACTGAATTTTGGATTCAAGGTAAGCCGGGTGTTACTGGATATGACCCACAACAACTAAATGTACAGACACGTGACGTACTGGGTGTTGAAAATAACGGCACAACTGCCGGTGTCGTTATATTTACAGTACCATTTAAAGATGCACAAGATGAGTATAACTTCCCTGGTAACAATTTAGTTGACGTTGTATCTACTACACCATTCGATCAAATCAATGGACAATTATTAAGTGATGTTGAAAATATTGACGGAGTAACAGGCCTTGAAGGTCTTACTGTTATGTTTTATAATACGGGTGTTGTTAATGAACAAGGATTTGTTTCTAAGTTTTACGATACAACACTGTATGATGAAGAAACTTCTTCATCAATATTTCCAAATGGTGGGGCACCATATACTCCGCCAGGTGATGATTCAAACTTTGCAAACTTTGAAGGTGGTTTTTACACAGACGTATCCGCTACATTCTACACAATAACTTATGTAGGTGATCCATCTGACCCTGTATTAAGATTAGTTCCTGCAAGTAACATCCCAACAAATGAAAAGATTACTGCAAACTATGGCACCGAATGGAAAGCACGAAACTTTTTCCGCAACACAAGTGGATCTATTAATCTTGTTCCTTATCTAAGTGCTATATTAGATACATTGTATTACCAAGATGGTACAAGTGCTAACAAAGTTGGTATCATTAGATTGATTGAAAGCAATTCAACTAATCAAATAGATATTACTGAAATATTAGGTCAACAACAATACACAAGTCCTAATGGTGTAGTGTTTACTAATGGTCTTAAAGTAAGTTTCAGTGGTGATATTTTTCCTACAAGCTATAAAGATGGTGAATATTATGTAGAAGGTGTTGGTACAGCAATTGAATTATTAAATGTAGCAGACCTTATTACACCAGAACCTTTTACTGAAGGTGCGTACACTCCCTTCGATTCATTACCATATGATATTGGTAATTATGACACTACACTTTATATTCCTGTATACCAAGACTATATTACGATTGCAAGAAATAGCATTGATAAAAATGCTTGGTCAAGAAGCAATCGTTGGTTCCACATTGACGTTATCAATGCAACAGCAACTTACAACAATAATCCTAGTATTGCAACAATATATGCGACACAAGAAAACAAGGCAAAACGCCCAATCATTGAGTTTTACCCTAACTTAAGGTTATTTAATAATGGTGTGGTTGGTGCAGACCCAATTGATTTCTTTGATGATAGAACAACTGATGCATTCACACTTGTAGCCGGTCAAGAAAACTATTGGCCAGACGTTGAAGTATATACTGCTTATAATGCAACTATTGCAGGTATTACTGGAACAAGTACGACAATTACTATTGCCGCATCAGATGTTACCGGGACGTTTCAGGTTGGGCAATATATAAGTGATACTACAAATGTTCTACCTAGAAATACTCAAATTACTACTATTACTGGTACGACCACAATAACTCTTACGGTTGCTTGGGACGATTCTACAACTATTCCTGCTACAATAAATTCATCATTGGTAGCAAATGATATATCAAACGATAATTATGCATTATATGATGGTGCAAGAATTGTATTCTCTGCTGATACAAACGAAAATGTTAGAAATAAAATATATGTTGTAAGATTTTCTGATATACAAGGTACAGGTACACAGGTAATCACTCTTACAGAAGCAGAAAATGGATTAGTATTGCCATTAGAATGTACGTTTGCATTTAAGGGATATAACAATCAAGGTAAAGATTTTTACTTTGATGGTATTGAATGGTTAATAGCACAACAAAAAACAACAGTTAATCAAGCACCATACTTTGATATATTTGACAATGATGGCATTAGCTTTGGTAACACTGATGTGTATGTAGGCACATCATTTGCCGGCAATAAATTATTCAGCTATGGCATTGGTTCTGGCATTAAAGATATTGTATTAGGATTCCCATTACGTTATAGCGCAGTTAATAACGTAGGTGATATCAGTTTTGACGTACCATTAAACAGTGAAACATTTAATTATGTAAGTGGCACAACTCCTATCACACAAAAAGTTAATACAGGCTATGTATATAATTACACATCTGGTACAACTGTTGTTAGACAATTAGGATGGCAAACTGCCGTTGCAGAAAGTCGTCAATATCAAATCTTTAGTTTTGATTACACAGGCGGTAGTGGTGTAAGTACATTCACTTGCGATATTGCAGCCTCAACGAATACAGTATGGCCTAATATTCAAGTCTATGTTAATAACGTATTACAAGATACATCAACTTATACTTTTACTATTACAGAAAATTCTACAGTTGTAAATTTTACTGTACCTAACCTATTGATTGATACTGTAGTTGAAATTACATTATTAAGTGACCAAGTAAGCTCAACAGCATACTATCAAATACCTATTAATTTACAAAACAATCCGTTTAACAATGATGTATCTGTAGTTAACGTAGGTGATATTCGCGGGCAATATCAAAGTATTTTCTACAACAACCCAAATACAACTGGTGTCGTATTTGGATCAAATAACTATCGTGACTTAGGTAATCTTGTACCATGGGGAAATAAGATTATTCAAAATAGCGCAAGTTTAGCATTGCCAGGATCATTATTAAGAACACAAAATAATAATCTTATAAACTCATTGCAGTATAATAGTCAGCAGTATATTACTTTTAGGTCATTGTTAGTTTACACCATAGATAGAACTGAATATAACATATATCAGACTCCTGCAACTATTTTAGATGATGCACTAGACCAAATTACTCAAAACAAAACAGAGTCAGAACCTTTCTTCTGGAGTGATATGTTGCCAAGTAAAGCGGCATATGTTACTAACACCTATACTTTTGCTAATTCACTAGATACAAGTATATATCCGTTAACAAGAATTTATGATTTTGATACTGCAAACTATTATGGTGTCTTGGTTTACTTGACTTCAACTGTTGATAACTTTACATCAACTCAACAATTAATTGCGAATCAAGATTATACAGTAAGCACCGATACTCCATCATTAACTATTACAAAAGATTTAGCACCAGGTGATATTGTAACAATTAAAGAATACAATCAAACGTTTGGAAGTTATGTTCCAAATACTCCTACGAAATTAGGATTATATCCATCATTCATTCCCGGTGTTGTATTAGACAGTAATTATTCTCAGCCTACATATTTTATTCAAGGCCACGATGGCTCATATACTAAATTATATGGTGAGTATATTAACGGACGTCTAGTTGATTTTAGAGACCAGGCATTGTTAGAATTTGAATCACGTGTTTATAATAATCTTAAATTAACAGATATAGTTCCTGTTACTGAATATGATGTTATTCCTGGATTCTTTAGAACCACTGATTACTCATACGATGAAATTTTACAAATATACAGTCAGTATTTCTTAAATTGGGTTGGACAAAATCGTATTGAATATAAGAAACAATTTTATCAACCTAACAACCAGTTCAGTTATAACTATACTCAATCTGGTAACAGAATCAACGGGGAACCTATACCGCAAGGATTCTGGAGAGGTATATATGAATATTTCTATGATACAAGTACACCGGACACTACACCTTGGGAAATGATTGGCTTTGCAAATCAACCAACTTGGTGGACTGATAGATATGGTGTCGCACCATATACAAGTGACAACTTAGTATTATGGGGAGATATGGCTGCCGGTATCAACTGGAACAACGGTGATCCAATTGTATTACCTGAGTTTATCAGAGAAGAACTATTAACTGTTATTCCAGTAGACAGTGCTGGTAATTTATTATCACCGTTTGATGCGGTAATGGGCAACTACAATTTCAGAACATTTAGAAATGATTGGGTTGTGGGAGATGTGGGTCCTGTTGAATTCTCATATCGTAGAAGTAGTAGTTGGCCATTTGATTTGATGAAGATTCTTGCGCTTACTAAACCAGCTAAATTCTTTAACTTGGGATTTGATGTAGACAATTACAAGTTTAGTACAGAGTTCAATCAGTATCTAGTTAATAATCGTAGTCACTTGGTGATTAGTGATGTTGCTATATATGGTTCTGGAACTCCTAAGACAAGTTATGTTAACTGGATTGTTGATTATGAAAAACAAGTTGGTGTTAACGCTACACAAAATATTACAGACTTGTTTGATAATTTAGATGTAAGATTAATTTATAGATTAGCTGGATTTAGTGATAAAAGTTTGCTTGGGTTCTATGTTGAAAAAGGCACACCAAACAGTAGAAATGCGTCATTATTAATCCCTGATGAAAGTTATAGCGTAGTGTTATACGATAACGTACCTATCACTACGGTGATTTATAGTGGCGTTGTAGTACAAAGTACTCCTAGTGGATGGAAAGTATTTGGTAACTCACAAGATACCGCATACTTTACTACAGTAAC